TCGCAAAGCTGGAGAAGTAGGTAATACCAATAAACGATGCAACCACCCCTACTATCAAAACTCCTTTTACTACTGCTTTTATTTTTGTATTCATATTCTTGTCATTATTTCGATGAAGTACGGTCGTTTATATTTGTCCTTGTCTTGTTCCATTTTAAGTAATCGCGGTACATTGCAAGTAATCAAAGACCATTTTATCCTACCGTGCAATCTTTGTTTTAATACGTGTCTATAATCCACTTCTTTCGGCACTTGGTGTAAATATAGCTTTTCTTTTAAATACTCATAATATTCTTTGCAATTGTCCTCCGTCATTGTTGCCCACATATCGCTAAGAATTCTATCGATTATTATCCTTTGCTCGCTATCAAAATTTTCACTTATTCGCATTGATTTGTTTGTTTGCTACGAATTTAGTATAATTTTTTCATTCGGCAACGGTATGATGATATTAAACCATTCGAGCGCAAATCTTCTTAACTCTTCGTGGTAGGCTTCTTGTTCTTTCGTGTTGTTCTTGGTAGTGCTTTTCGGTAGCCTTACGAAGTCGCCTGTTTGTTTATTGATACTATCAATGTAGTTGTACCGTTGCTTCATTGCTTCGTGTATCTGTTCAATCGAATAAACTTCGCCCTGTGTATCAAAAAAACCTTTTTTTAGTAGAGGGTAAACAACACCCCATAAATAGTTATTTTGTTCCGTGCTTCGCGTTGCCTTCCTTTCTTCAATCGTAATCTTCACCTCCTTACCTTCGTATTGCTCAAAGGCTTTATTGATGCTATCTTTATTCTCGATGCACTTACCGTTAACTATCTTGCTATGTATTGAGGCTTTCAATTATTAAATTGTTCGTACTGTATTGCTATTGTCAGATTGTTCTGTGCAAAATCATCATTCATAAAACCAAATGTTATATTTATTGGTTGCACATCTATCCCTCTTTCTTCCTTTAATTCCTTTTTGTGCTTCTTAACTAACCTATAAATCCACAACCTTAGCCATATTTCTTTTTGACTATTCTCATGTTTTATAGTAGAGTATTTAACTATCTTCTCCATAATCAATTCAATTTACTTTTTCCGAGATTATGGGAAAAATATCAGGTTTAAGTCTAAAGGCTTTGCATAAGTATTGAATTGAAGCATTACCACTTCTTACTCTTTTCTTCATTTTTCTTGGCATTTTCATTTCAATTCAATTTACTTTGCATCTCCAACTCTAATATATCTTTAACATCCTCGATATACTCTTTCAGTTCCCCCGTAGCCTCACCGCTTCTAAGAATATTCAATAAGTATTCTGCTGGCACTTCTATTAGTTCCTTTCCTTTGTATGCCCCGAACGGCATTAAATCGTAATCTCCCATATCAAAAAAGTATTATTCCTATTACCTTGCAAATCTCTTCTAATGATTCGCATTTATCAACCTGACCTTTCCACGCGGTGAAGAACTTAGCCTCATCCATAGTTAGCCCTTTTTGGCTTTTTGTTTTCGCGCCATCTTTTAATTCGATGAGATAGTTTTTGTTTTGATACCCCACAACAAAATCAGGAAAACCTTTACCAATCATTGAAGTTATCGCAACGCTACACCCTAACTGGCGCAACTGCTTAACTATTAATTGTTGGTTATCGTCTGTTCTAGCAATACGGCGCATATAAGTCTGTTGATAAGTTTGCTGCTAATTTACTTAAATATTTCAATTTAAACCCACCGTAAATATTATACGCCCTTTTTATTATTGGCTTATAGTGTTTAACGTAAGGTCTAAAATCTTCGTACTTGCTAAATTTTTTTTCTTGCTTTCTTATGTCTTTTATGTCCTTATCTGTTATTTTCCAAGATTGATTGTAGTACGTTCTAAATACCATTTTATGCGTAGCCATAAGCTTGCAGCATTGGTAGTACTTGTATATTTTAAAAGCTGGCTTCATTCTCCTTAAACTTATAATTAAATCCAGTAAATCGCAAATGCTTTGGTTCAATTGCCGCTTCAATCATTAATTCTTGCTGTTGCTTTGCAATTGTTTTCCATTTAAGGTATGACGTTAAAATATAGGCATTTCCAATAGGTATATCAGTATCTACGTGAGGATGCAATGTTTTCATCACGCTGCTAATGATACTACAATTCTTCGCCCCATTTTCAACTAAGAATCGAGCTGCCGCGCTAAGTGAAGGGCAAACCATATTCAATCGTCTTTCGTCGCCTTCAATCTTCCAAATGTAAGTTGTTCTTTCGGGTGCTTTCATACTAATAATGTTTAACCGTTTTAAATTTCTGCGCTGTTTTGAAAACCGTTGTCGGGCGTGGTCGGAAGTAGTAGCCAGCGTATTTTTCACCGTTCATTCTGCATCTTTCTATTATAGCATCTAACCATAAACTTTTGTCGTCTTCGGTTACATCGAATTCTATTTCGGCTATCTTAACTAAGAATTCAAGTGCTTTCTGCTCACCTATAAATGGTGTGTTATTCACTAGCTGACCGCTTGCAGTGTACACGTAGATTAGTTTTTTATTTTCCATTGTGTTTGTTTGTTTTTTATTATTTCCTTAACCTCATCTACTTTGCTAATCGGTACACGAAAAGCGATAGTTGTTGTTTTTTCAGAGTATTTCGGTTTAGCTCCCGAACCTTGCCGAGCGCCTCCCCATTGTTTTTTGTTTTTCATTACTTAAGTCTATTAAACGCGAAGTTGTGCATTATAGTAATGTCATTTTGAAAATTACTTTTACAAACACTTATCTGTTTGTCAGTTCCTCTTTGCCCGTTATAAATACAAATCGCCTTTGCTAGTTCAGTGATTGTCATTTCTTTATAGTTTTTCATATCGTTTGTTTTTTTAAGGTTGCGTTATTGCTTCCTCGTTTACAAATATAGCCCCTTTATTTTGATTTGCAAACTTTTTCATAATTATTTTAAATATTTTTTAATTTTAGTGTACTCATTATTAAATTCCACCTCTGTTAAATCGCTGCAATCGTGGTCGATGTAATACTTAACTATCTTTATAAATTCATCACGTCTTTGTGGCGCTACTTTTTGTATTATATCAAACTCTTCGCCTACTTGCATCGAAACAAGTAAACCCCAAACTTTTTTTTCATAGTCCAAATCTAGCCACATAGTTATCAATTTGCGTTTTCAATTCATCATTTTGTTTTGCCAAACTTAAATTAAGCCGTTGTAAGCGTTTATTTTCATCAAGTAATGTAATTATACCGCTTGGCTTCATATCGTTTATTAGATACTCTCTTTTTGCCTTTAAATGTATTTTCTGGATGTATGTTTTATATCCTTCTATTCTCAAAGCCATGTTTTCCCAATTATTTTTTTTTGCGCCTGTTGACTTTTTAGCCATCATGTTGCATAGTGCTAAGTCAAAAGATAAATCTATCATCACCTCCTCCTTAAATAAATCGTTAAGGCTATCCGTTTCGCGCTCTGCTGCTATCTTAGAACGGGAAAGGGTCTGCATCTTCTTGAACGCTTTCTTTTTCAAATCCTTCATTTTTCTTGTTGTTAAGTGTTGATAATGTTTGTTGTAATGGCTTTGTTTCAAGTACGTTATTGCCTCCTATAGTAAATTTACAATAGTCTTGCATCGTGAATAGTAATGGGCTTTCCCTACTTGTTACGCTGCCACCAGTTAAAGTTTCTTTCACCTTCCTTACGTGAACTTCCGTTACATTAAATGCCGTTGCGTGTTGCGTCATACGGTGAATACTTATGAAGTCATCGGCTCTATTTGCGAACTTTTGCCCTCCCTCCGTATCGGCTTTTTCGGGTGGCATTAAATGTCCTTCGTTTACGTGGTCTTTTGGGAACTTCTTTCTTGCTGCCTCCGTTACCAAGTGGGTGTTAACATAAAGGCTTTTATGTGTTTGCTTGCAAAATATTCGCATTAGCGCGCAAATCTCATAGTCCTCCTCGTGCTTGTTGTTGCCTAGACCCATTCCTTTTAGCGAGTTGTACGGGTCTATAAGCAATCCATTAGATTTAGTTCCGCTGCTAACTTCTAATATCTGTTTTGCATCAAAAAGCCTATCGTTTCGAATAAAGTTAAACATTTCGCTCATTTCGTCAAAGGTTCTGTGCAGTTGCAGTTCAGGTATTTTAAAAATGTTTACACCCGTTAAGAATTGCGCTATCTTTATTTTCAATGAACCAATAGAGTTTTCTGCTGAAAATATATCCCATTTCAAATTATACTTTTTGCTTAGTACGCAGAAGTACCAAAGAATCCAATCGGTCTTACCTACGTTGTCGTGTCCGTTAATGAATACTAATTGCTCAGGCTTGTATGCCAAATGCTGGTCGGCTACCTTGTCGCCAATACCTAAACCTCTTTTAATTGCACCGCTTCGTAATCCTTCTACAAATGCTCTGCCCTCCGATGGTTCAAAGATGTTTTCTGCTGCTGTTAATTTGCTCATATCTCAATGTCTTTACCAAAGTTTACCCAAGGCGCTGGATTGTCTAATACCTTAACTTCTTTTTTAGGTTGATGTGTTGAAAGCCATCTAAAGAAATGCTGTGCCATCTTTTTCATTGCTGACTCTTCCAATTCTTTTTCGTGGTATTTTTCGGACATTAAGAAATTTAGAAAAGATTCTTTTAGGTTGGTTAATGAAGTTGAGTAAGTTGTGATTGCTCTGTTAACTGCAAATTCATCTTTGAAAACGCATTTACCTAATTCAACTACTTCATCAGAAAAATCCTTTTTTAAATTCTTATCTTCTCTTCTCTTCTCTTCTCTTATTGCCTTTTCATTCGCTTTCGTTTCGGTTAGCGAATCATAACCGATTGGGTTATTTTCGCTTTCGTTTCGCTTTTTTGGTCTGCCTCCTAAACTTCCATTATATTTATTAGTGTTTGACTTCAACTTTCTATCGTTTTTCTGCTCATCTAAGAAGTTAATTACAATGAATCCATCTGTTGTTTTTAGTATATTGTTTTTAATTAATAAATCAATTAATTCAACATCATTTCTAAATCTCTTTTTGAGTTTAGAAACTTCTAAAATACATTCATTACTCCAATAGTAAGCACAAATATTTATAAAAAGTCCTTGAGTTTCGTAACCCTCTAATGTAATATCCCCATCACTCCATTCAGAGCAAAAGAATTTAAAATAAGGTAGTTCTTTAGCCATATTAAAATAATAAGCATATTCGGGGCTGGTTGCCGAGGGAGTCGAAGCCCTATAAACCAGTTGCCCGTTTATGCTGTTTAACAATTTCTTAGTTGAATTCGACTTTTCGGCTAAGAGTTCCGCTAATTTACGGAAAAAATTACACATTTACACCACACATTTCTAAACAATTTTTACACTTTCCTGTAAATGCTTTTTTATTGTATTTACTAAGTAGTTGTGTAGATTTCATAAATGCGCTTTTTCTTGTTTTAATTATTTCATTTTTAACAAAGTAATTGTTTTTTGAAGGACGAAAAACAGTATCTATTATATTTTCATTTTTAAATAGTTTTCTCTGTATTTCAGCCATTCGTTTTCCCTCTTCATTATCTTCGTTAAAATCGCATGAAACTATTCTAAGAATAGATTTTACAAAAGGCTTAATTCTGTTGTATTGATTCAATGATTTTTCAATCAATTCAGAACTATCTAATGCGCTAATTGATGTATTGAACACTACGTTGTATTTTGATAGTTCAATCAATTGCCAATAGGTTAATTCTTTCCAGTGCCTTGTTATAATTACTATTTGCTTTTTAGATGAAATATCGAATAATGAAAATTGATTATTTCGTTTTAGTTCTGAAATAATTTTAATAGTGTGTTCCCAATTTTCCGACGGGTCGCCAGCGCAACCAATCCTAATAAAAGGCATATCAATTTTTTCAATTTGCCTAATAATTTCTAAACGATATTTTTCATCTATAAAATTACGCTCAATTGATTTACTAAAATCAATACCGTATCTTTTAGCTGTTTTAAACGCATAGCAATCGTTGTAACATCCTTTTTCATTATTTAATAATCCACTTTCGCAACCCTTAATAGTGTCTAAATCCCAAATACCCCTCTCATTATTAGAGAGGGATATTACATCTTTATAGGTTCTCATTTTATAGCCTTCCTACGTTTGGATACAAATCTTTTATTTTACTTGTATCACCTTTATAGAACACGTAAATACGCTGCTCACATTTAGGATACTTACGGCTATTTAATGTTTTCTTTGCCGTTGCTCTTCGTGTAAATTCGCTCTCTAAATAAATTATTTTATTATAAATGTGTAACCCTTGTTGTTTAAAAAACAATTCGTGTTCTGCATCACTTCCATAGTAACCGCCATCTTTATCTCTACTATCTCCAGTCATAACTACAAAGAATGTATTATCATTCATAACTTTAATAGCATTTTTATAACCTTCAAAAAGCATATCTCTAAAGCTTTCATATGTAGGTAATGAATTTAACTCCCCTTCTGGACTTTTGCCATCATAATCAATATACTTTTCTACTTTGTAATAAGGAGGGCAGCTAAATATTAAATCATAATTCTGTTTAGGCGTGAATTTTGAAGTATCAGATTTAATCCATTTTACGTTTGGGTAATCTTGACAAAGCGCGTTATTAGCATCGCATTGATTCTGTCTTATTTCACTTGCTAAATAATCATATCCACAACCACCAGCAACAAAACCCATTTGAACTCCACCACCAAAAGGATTGTATACTCTAAACCCATTTTTAGGCATAAACATTCTAACTATAATCTCACAAGCTGTAGGATCTAATACGCTTGCGTTTCCGTTTAAATCTTTTGACTTATCGGTTATAATTTCATCATCTACTACTTTTTGTTTTGATAAAACAACATTCGACATACCGGCTTTACCTTGCCAGCATCCCTCACGACTTGCAAATTTAGGATTAGGAATATTATATTTTATTCCTGCCTCTTCTAATTTTGCGTTCCACTCTTTTTTAATTTTAAGCCACTCACCGCTTGTTGATTGCCATAAATTAGTCATAGCCATGTGGCATAGTCTTTTTACTCGTACTTGCTCTTCTTTTCCATAATAGATATAAGTAAAATCACTCTTAGCTAAGTTAACTTTGAAACCCAACGCTAAAAATACTTTTGGATTTTCTAAATCGTGTTTGTTTGACACAGTCATTACCATGTGGTATCCGTAGGTATTTTGGTCTATAATTTTTTGAACCATCATGCTATATATTTCCTTATCCTTTCTGTCGGGATACATTGCAGATTGCAATAAGCAGAATTCCCCAACAATATGATTAACTTCATATGTAAAGAATCCACTAAATTCATCATTTATTAGTAGAATTATCGCAGAATGTTTTTGCATATTTGCCCGTGCTGCCCTGTATGCAATTTTATCAATCAAAGCTAATTCAGCTACCTTGCTTTCGTATCCAGAACCAATCACAGAATCAACCTGTATTAATTCTATTTTGTCATTAAATAATTTTTCTTGTTTCATTTGTTTGTTTTTTGTTTGTTTATAAAATACCTCTGCATGAATCTCGCACACACTTTTTTATAGAGTTGTATTCATTCTTAACTATAAAATGTTCTGTAATTAAACTAAGAGGGAAAGAACGTCATTTGTTTGATTTTGTAAAAGTATGCAAAGTATTTTGATTTTGCAAACTTTTTAAAACATTTCGTCAATCAAATCTATCAAAGGGGTATCGGTATGCAAGTGAGCGGTTAAAATCAACTCGATGTTTTTAGTACTCGGTATAATTCCTTTTCGCGTCAATAGCTGAAAGATAGCCTCCTTTAATAGATTGGTTGTTTCGTGGGTCATTAGATTTTTACTTCTTCTTCAAACACTTCAACAATATTGGTTTTTGTTACGCTGTTCAATTCCCATGGAACAACAGTGCCTACCATTTTTTCTTTTATTGAATTAGTAGCTTCCTCAACAGAGTCCGATTGAATTAAATAACTCTCGGTAGCTTTTTTACTTTTGCCTGAATCTTCATCAATCGATTCGAAAGTTATCTTAGCTTTGAAAAACAAGTCGCTTGTTTCGTTGTAAATAACGCTAGTAATACTATCCTTTTTCATGGCTAATAGATTGTATTCAGGTATCGATTCCTCTAAGTTAGCTTGCAGCTTTGCTTCTGCTTCCGTGAAACTCATTGAATAGATTAAATAGCTTTCAGTTTTCCAGTAGACACTACCGTTATCAGCCATTTTTAAAAATTTGATTTTGCAATTGAAATAATTACTCATTTTATTTGTTTTTGATTGTTAATACTAATTTATTTAAAGAACGATAGTTTTTCTTCTATGAAATTGTGCCCTTCCTCTACTTTACGTAAAAGCAATTCACAATCTTCATCATTTCTAGGCACTCGCAAAAATGTAAGCCCCCATTTATTGTCAATTCGAGGGTCGAATGTACAGAAATAACCTACTTTTTTATCCTGTAAAATCATGTTGCTTTGCATTTGCCAATAGTAGTCTTTCAGATTTTTCTTAAATAAATCTACTGACTGTGCTGCCTCACAATTATACAAATGCTTTCCACTGTTTAGTGGGCATTTAATCTCTGCGATGCCGTCAACTTCTCTAATCCACCCATCATCACTACCGCCGTAACGAAGTTTTGCGTGTGGAAAGAATTCAGTTTCTATTATTTCAGAAACTATCTTTTTACTTAGCCAGTAACGCGCGATAGGTTCACATTCTTTCCCGTGCTTTAAAGACCAAACATTCATTGCTTCGTTTGCCTCTGCTTCTTGCAATAGAATTTCGTCACTCTTTAAACATTCAGCAACCTTGCTCATTAAATAAGTCCTAGCGCCTTGCGTTAGTTCTTTTTTGTCTGACATTAAAACAGAAACCTCACTTGATGTTATCTTTCTGAATCTTTGTCTATGCCACTCTAAACTTCCTTGCTCAATCATTGTTCTGCTGGTTTAGTCCATTGTGTTTCTGGTAGCGCCTCCTTTTCATTATCAACGTAGGTTACATCTTGCGTTTCAACATCGTTGATTATTGATTGGTCGCTAATAACAGCGCGTTGCATTTCGATAGATAACGGAGCGAATTTAGAAAGCAACAATTTAAGAACTGTTTTTAAAGCCATGCTATCAAAATCATCTTTCCATAAGCCGAATCCTTTAGCGAATGTTTTAGAGAATTTCACGCCGTGCTTATTCATTTCCTCAACGGTCATGTAAAGCGTTTTTTCAAAGCCGTTAATCAACTTGAAATAAGAAGCATAACCTATTACTTTATCACTAGTCTTTTTAGTGAAGTCGAAAACGAATCCCGTTAATGGGTTTTGCTCTACTAATTGCCCTTCGTAAATCGGTGAAGCCGAAATGGTTTGAAATTGTCCGCTACGTTGTGCAAGCTGGATAAATCCTTTATACCCTAGTTGAAACTGCGCAACATCTACAAAATTACCATCTTTTTTTTGCTTGTAAGGAATGATATAAGCAAAACCCAAGTTATTATTTAAAGGCAAGTCTAAAGTTGCTGCCGTTGCCGCCGCGTTGTAAATACTTAACGGGTCAGCATTCTTTAAAAGTTCGTTAGAATTTGTAATTTGAAGCACTGAGGTGATGAAACCCTGCGCTTTCTTTCCTAGCATTTCCGTAAACCTTGCTCGCACATCTTCTTTAGCGAATAGATTTTGAACCGTTAGCTTTGTTTTTTGAGGTGCTAATACTTCTTGCTTTACCTCAGTGATTTGCGTTTGTTTGTTTTCCATGTTGTTTGATTTAGTAAATTTTTAATTTGTCTACTTCTTTATTGTAACGCTCTTTAAGTCTTTGCAAAACCATCATTTGAATTTGTTCTTGATGCTCTACCGATTTTTTGAAACTGTTGTAGTTCTTTAGTGCTATCTTGCGTTGAACCCAGCGAATGTTGAAGTCTAGTTGCCCGATTATATCAACAGTTTCATTAATCTTACTTTTTACCATCGCTTTTTCTTTTAGCTATGTTAATATTACTTTCCGTTGTTTCGATAAACTTAACCCCGTCAATCTCTGTAAACGGTAGTCTTCGTGTTTCTATAAGGTAGTGTATTCTTATAGGTGATTGATTCACTAGCCTAGCGAAGTTAGCCTGTTTTAATAGTTCTTTTTTTGCCATTTTATTAATTGGTTTAAATTGTATAGAGGCAAATGTAGTAAACTTTATTAATAAACACGCAAAATAAATTAAAATAGATATTAACATACTATTGTTAGTAAACTTTATTTATTATTTTTGTTGCGTATCAAAATAATTTACCTACATTTACCACATCAAACAAACAAACACTTATAATATGTACGACATTAATGTATTTTTAGAAAACCGCAGCGAAATTTCACGCGCTATTGACAAATTAGATTTTTCATTTGATGGTGTGGGCAGCTACGACACCGATTCATTTGAAGTAGAGTTAACTAGAGGCAATATGCAATTAGTAATTACCGCTTCAATTCGCAGAACTTTAACCGATAGCGTAGCCGATACTTATGAAGAGCAAGGTTATGACGAATACACAACAGAGTTAGAAGATATTACAGAGGCTTTTTACTATACTAGCGAAGCCGATGAAATCGAATGCTCAGAAAGTGAATACAAAGTGATTGAAAACGTAATTAAATCTTTACTATAATGAATGCCTACCAAATTGAAAGAGCCTATTTAAAAGTGATTACCACGATTAAAAGCTGCACAACAAAAGAACAGTTAAGAGTTGCTGAAAGAATGGCTGACTTGTTTATAAGCAGATTCAAAAAGCCGACTGTGCTAAAGTTGAACGTAAAGACATTGATTCAAAACCACTCAATTAATTGTATTTAAACCACAAAATAAACGAAGTAAAAAAAGTAAATTAAACACAATGAAATTAGAACTAAAACACTTAGCGCCTTATTTGCCTTATGGGCTGAAAGGATATGCGGAAGATATAAAACTAATAGACAGTATCACACTGCACAATGTTGAGTTTATAATTGTAGAACAACCACGAGCAAAACCAATCCTTCGCCCTCTTTCCGACCTCACAAAAGAGATTGAGCATAATGGGGAGAAGTTTGTACCAATGCTTAGATTACATGAATTAGCGTGGGGTATAAACTTTATGGAAAAACAAGATATGGATTTTAGAATAGTGGATGGTGGGCATATCGCAACTTGTTTGCATAGAAATAGATTTACCGTCTTTAGAGATGGTAACTTTCAAAATGGAGATTTAGAAGAAGAGTTTGTTTCATTCCCTATTAAAAATCAACTTCAACTATTTGAGAAGCTATTTGAACTTCACTTCGACGTTTTCGGACTAATTGAGGCGGGAAAAGCAATAGATTTTAACACAATTAATAAATAGGATTATGAAAGAAGAAATTAAAAAGAAGATTGAAGAGGTTAAAGAATCCGCCTCCCAAAATCAACAGAATGAAAAGGAGAGTGATGAGACTGGAAAGATATTTGAAGTAGATTTTAATGGTCATGTTTTAGCTAAGATAAAATCACACAATAACATGATTGAAGTTTTAGCAGCTATCAACGGGCATGGAAACGGACTTGATTTGAATAAAATAGAAATAAAACAACTAATTCACTAACCTCCGCTAATGGGCGGGAAAATTAAAATGTATGGAAATAGATTTTAAAATATCAAAGAATTGGGGATATGTAAAGTCTTTTGATGAATTGGTAAATGATGCTAAATTTATATTCACACACACTGGATATAAAGGGAAAAGACCTATGATTGTTCTAAATAATTATGTAAGTAGCGAGTGTGAATTAGATTGTGTAGAAATTGACTATGATAGATGGGGAATACTCATTAATGGAGTAACAAAATTTAGTGAATCTTGGGGTGAAAGAATAACTGACAGTAGTTTAAATGTTGTTGATTTCATTGAACAATTTCTAATTAAAGACGGAGCGCAAGAATTATTAACTAACCCACCCTCCGCTGGGATAAAACAATAAGTATGGACCACGAGCAAATTTTAAATAAAGCAGAATCGGAAGCTAGAAAGAAATACCCTCACGTAATTGAGGAGAGTGATTTAAACCAAAGATTAGCGTGGATAAAAAGAGAGGCGTACACAGAAGGCTTCATAGACAGAGCAAAAATGGAAGAGAGTGAAATGTCAGAGTTCGGTAACTGGATTATTAAGAAGATGAGGGAAAGCGAACAATATAATACTATACTACACTTTAATACACCTGTAGAAAATTATGAACTATTTAAGCAATCAAAAACAATAAGTAAGATGAATACTAAATCAATGGAAAAGTACCACGAAGAAGAAAGGGAACTACTTAAATCTTCAATCGACTGGAAGCATTTAAGAGAAGAGTTCTTTAGTGAACATACAGAGAAAGACACAGGAGGATTTATTCACATAACTACTGCGCCTCACGATTTATTTATGTGGTTTAGGAACAAAATAGAAAAATAGTATGGAAAGAGAAGGGAAAATACTTGCTATAATTGCTGCGGCTTTTATTACTACGCTGATTATTATTGTTGGATATGAGTCAAATTGTAATTGTGAATATACTCTAAATGACGGTAATAAATTTACTACTGTTGGTGCTTGTAATATTGGAGATAGGCAAACAAATGTAGCTGGGTATTCAATGTCAAGTATTCATCATTTTAAAACAATATGTAAATAGTATGGAAGGTAAAACAAGATGTACTTGCTTTGTTTGCTCGGCTAATACAGAATTTAACCACTTAGATATTGACCATGTTTTAAACGCATTAAACAGCACTCAATATAATCGAGATGAGAAAAACGACATAATGAATACATGGCATCTACTTAGCAAGCAAGAATCCACCAATAACACCAGCGACAAAGACAGCACCTTTAAAGCTGATTGAATTATACCACTTAGGCGAAGGTTTGAAAGTGTATGCTTTTAGACTTTCGCCTTTGATGTTTGGATTTGAATTCGTTACTAATACGCTATACTCATTCGGTTTAAATAGTCCGTTTTTCTTTTCGCCTATTACAAAGTTTTGCTCATTCGGTATCTCAATACTATTTATCGTTAATGATTTATTAGATAGGCTTAAATTAAGTTTAAAGTATGTACTATCAATATTCACCACTTCATTAAATGAATCACAAGGTAACTGCTCACGGAATACGTGGTTGATAGTATCGTACTTAAAAATGCTTTTGTATTTCACCACCGTTTCAACAGATTTAAGTTTTAGGTTTTCTTTTAAATCTTCAATCTCTTCTAACTTAACTTTATTGCTTAGTTCTAAAGCGTAATTTGTTTCTGCTATATCTCCGTTCTTAGCTTCATACGTTTTTATTGAATCTGAATAGTTGAGTAATTCGTTATTAGCTTTTACCAACTCTTTTTTATCGCTACACGAATCCAACTTAAAGACCAGCATAGCTAAAAAGCATAGCAATATTACACCGTCTTTTATGTCGAAGTTATAACGTAACATCACCACGTTTGTAAGGTGAGTAAACTGTTTTTCCTTTTACTTTAGTAGCCACAAGTATTTGACCTCTATTGACCCTTTCTGTGTAGCTTACGTGTACCCATGCTGGTTCACCATTAAATGGGAACTCGGCTATTAGCTGGTCAAACTCTGTATTCTCTTTTAAAAAGTGAAATATCTTCGAGTTGCTAATTTTACCTTTGCCATCAATATCAATCGCTTCGCCCTTACAATGCTGACTACTTGCAGCGCCTTTAATAGCCTCGTTTAATTCTTTACCACGAAAAAAAGAATTGATTGATAGTGGTACATTAGCCCACATTCTCAAAGGTTCAAAACACTTCACCGCGACTAATCGCATCGCTTTTAATTGTTCCGCGTTCGGCTGGTTCACTATTCCTTTAGCCGTAGCCGTTGGGCTGTTGGTAGCCTCGAAATAGTTTATGTGGTTACTTATCATTTCCATTTGTTTTCTCTTTGTCAGGGGTTTTCATAACGTGCTGAATGAACGCGCCAAATGATATACTGAATGCAGTTTCTAACTTTGCAATTAATACCTCGTTGCTCTTTGGGTATTCCACAAAAAAAGCAAGTATGAAAGCTATCGCTAACATACTACCAATAAGAAAGCCTACAACATAACGCGCCTTAGCTTCTAACTTTATTTTTTCCCACATTGTCATAGTTTTCAAATGCCGTCGCTATATCCATTTTAATTCGCAATATCTTCAAGTTCTTTCGATAGCATTTTAATTTGGGCTTTGATGTTGTTAATCTCATGCCCTTGCTCAATAACTTTATCAATGTTGCTCATTACTATCTGATTAATATCTGACACTCTTCTATTCGCTCGCTCTAAATCTTTATCAATGTTGCTAAGTGACGAATCTATCCGAACCATTGACAGGTTGATGGAATTCACTTTGTCGTTAAGAGTGTTGAAGTTCTTTACGTGGTCGATTAAGTTATCTTCAATCCTTCTTAATGTCGTTTTAATGAAGTAGCCAATGATGCCTATAATAGCGACCACTATAACGCTTCCTATATTATGCTCACTCATTAACATCTTTTTTTACGTTGGTTATTAAATGCGCTATCAAAGTTTATATCAACTGGCAAAGCCTCTTTAATGTTGTGGCGCGGTTCAAAACCTCCCGAACCTTTAACGTAAATGCCAATGAACTCATCAGGATTTAAGCTGTTGTAGTCGGTGCAAATAATTTCATCAGCTTGTAAAACATCTGTTTTCAAGAAGTTTCTAGTGCTTTGCTCAATAGGTTTCAACTTCAAAATATACTTTTCCTTTTGCTCATCGATAACCCATTGTTTCTGCCCGTTGTTATACTCAACTTCTTCTCTAGTGTATTCGCTAGTGGTAAAGCCAAACATACCTTTCAATCTTATTTGATTGTACCAATTGATACTATTAAAGTCGATATAATCGGTTTGCGAACCAGCCGCGCCACGTATGCCGTTTGTGTAAGTTTCTATTCTTACCGTGCCATTTATCAAAGCTGGCGAATATTCAACTAAGCAAAACGAATTTGAATATAAAGACTTGTTGCCTAGTATAGTCGTAATCGTATTTTTAACGCGATAAAAGCCGCCTTCATGAGCAATGATAACATCACGCATATTAAGTTGGTAGCCTATGTACTTACGTGAATCTTCATCGGTGTTAAATGATAACGCGTAGAATGTGCCAAAGTCATTATTATCTAATGTTTCAACATCTGTGAAATCTCCATCAGCATCAGCCTTTTGTAAGGTCATTACAGACGCAGAAACCAAAGGCGAAAGCACCCATAAGAACGCTGTTTTATCGTTTTTTAGTTCCGCATCATCATCAGTTGAAGCGAAGAATGTAGTATTTGAGCAGCATTGAGCAACAGATGAAGTAGGTATAATCCCTTCAATAGTTGGCACTTCCTCAACAGGATTAGTCGCAACAATAATAAAGTTAGCTTTTATACACTCTCCCGTTGGCATATTTTAATCTTCTTTAGTTTCTTCTACTTCGCTTGATTCTATGTGCTTCATTAATTCTTTTGCGGCTTCAAAGCAGTTATCATGTACCGCTTTCTCTAATGGCGCTTTTGTACTTACGTTGTAAATGAAATTCAACGCATCTGCTAATTGTTTTTTTTGTTCTGATTTCATAGTTTTATTTTTTCTGACGCTTTCTCTACGTGATTAGCATCTAGTTTATTTAAAAGCGAAGATAATAATTTGCCGCCTTTTTTTAGCATTCCTATTTTTTTATTAAAACCTAATACTGCGCTTATTGTATCGTCAGGATTGCCGAACCTATATCCGCCTTTCTCAATAAGTAAATCATTCATTACATTGCTTAATACTACATTACCCATTTGGTCAAGTGATATAGCAATACTTAAAGCGTAATCATTTAATCTACTCCATTTTAATCGCAATGTTATTAGTGAGTAAAACCACCCCAAAGGGAAGAGAATCCAGCTAAGTAGTATTGCGATTATAAGAAGTATCAAACCCATTAAACTAATTTATAGAACTGCTTAATACCGTCTTTTAGTGCGCCTTGTGCATCCCACACGTAAGGCTTCATTGCTGTTACCCATCTTGTAAACTGATTAAGTAAAGCAGTAGGAACTTCTACATCTTCAAGAACTGGAGAGCCATCTTGATTGAACATAAGGTTATCGTTCTCATCTCTTGATTGTTTCTGAATAGTATCAAAAAGCAAATTATCTTCTGAATCTTTCGCTTGAACAATAGTACCATCTTTAAGGATGTGAGCCATTCCATTCATTAAGCGATAAGAATAAAGTTTTTTCTTCACTGCCTCACCACCTACAATAGTTTGCTCATAAAATTTCACATCAATATACTTATCTTCATTTTCTACCAATAAAGATTTTAATTCAAGCTGCAAAGGATTGCCTCCTAAACCTGATGTTAGCCCCGCGTCAATTGTTAAGTCTATACTCATAATATCTTTTTTATCGTTGTACCATTACATTAATTGATGAACTCGATCCAAAGGTTGTGTAACCGCTTATTAAGTAAGTTATAGTTACCGTATCAGCAGCACTAACGTATGCTTGCATATCTAAGAACCATGATACAGCAGTTACAAAGTCAGCTCTCATAGCGTCATTAATACAAGCAACAACTTTGTCAGTAGTCAATGCTCCCGTAACCGTTACCGTTACCGTCGTTCTAGTTATTCCTGATATTGAAGTGTTTGGCGTGTATGTTCCAGTGCCAACATTAACCATATTACCACTACCGAAAGCCTGCCAAGCGCTATTAACATAACCATAAACAGCCTCCGTTCCATCATTTTGATAAACTAACAAGCCCTCTCTAGGTGATGAGATTGCACTTCTTTGTGCTGATGTCATAGAAGGGATTCCTAGCCCTTGAGTAGTGCTTATCATGTCAACTAAAGCACTAGCGCTAAAAGTGTTATCAGTACCGCCAAACTGCGCCCCCTCGCCAAACCATGATAAATATCCTTGCGCTCTATTTGCTCTAATAGCGCTTTTTAATGTACCGCTATCATTTTTTACATTTACAAGTCCAGAGAAGAAGAAGTTACTACCAGCTAATGAAATTAATTCTGTACCAGCGCCAGAGAAAGAAAACGCTTGTGTATAATAACCTGTACTTGCTGAACTAATAGCTATTCTAGCGTTAGCACCGTAAGTGTTAAATTTTATGTCAACGTTTGAATTTAGGTCTTGGCTGTAATAATTGTAATAGCCTCTTGAATCAATAGAATAAAGTTTATTTGTATTGGCGAACATTTCATAAGCCCTATACTGACCAGCCGTTAAAGTGTCTAAATACAACGCAGCCACTACGGGTTTGGTAGTTGAGCCTATTACGAAGTTTTGATTAATACCGCTTCCAACAGTTGCAAATGTTGAGGTCTTAAAACCTAAAGAATCAGCCCCATCAAAATAATAACCTATCGTTCCTGAACTATTCTTAAATTGAAAGTTTTGAGTTGCTGTTGTACCAGTCTTTAGAGTGAATGTTCTTGCGTCATCGGCAGCCGTTAAATTTGATGTACCTAAATTACTTGATGATGAAGCAGCCCATGACGGCAATCCAGCCGCAACGGTTAGCACTTGGTTACTGCTTCCTATTGCTAATCTCTGTAAATTACCACCACTATTTCTATACCATATATCTCCAGTTGAATCGGCAGCATCTATATTAAACTGCATTGTTACTGGGTTAGACACATTGCCAAATACAACGGATTTATCACCAAATAATGAAAGAATTGAAATGTTATCCGAGTTTCTAACCTTTAAGAAGTTAGAAGAGGTATTGCCGTTCAAATAAAAGTATCTAGCGTTTGCCGTAGATGTTAAATCTGAATTACCTAGATTGTTAAATGTTAAATCGTTATTTAACTCGCTAATTAATACAGAGTAATTTAACTTTTGCGATTGATACACGTTAGGACTTGTAGATATGAGTTTACTCACATCCATTAAGTCGCCCGTTGCAAGCGATGAAACACTTGTACTATATTGACTTATCTTCTCGCTCATACTTCAAATTTACTTTTTATTTTATTACTCTATTTTTTTATTCTAGGGCTTTTAGTATTCCGTCTTCTGTCGCCTTGTAAACGCCAGCTTCCGTTAGCTTACCATCTGCAATACCTAAATTATAAATACGCGCATATATTGTTAGTTTGCCATTGCTAGGAATATTGTTGTTGTTCAAATAAGCTGTTGCTGTTACTTCGTTTCCGCTCAACACCAATTCAATCAATCCCCCGTTATCTGTATTTTCAAACCATTCATTTGCTGCTACGGGATAAAGTGAATCTATCGTATGTAATCCACTAACGCCTCCACTTTCGTAAACCTCAGCGCCAAATCTCACAAAAACATTATCGCTATCAATAGTATTTATATTTTCAAATACAGCTACTACTTTAGTCTTAGCAAATCCTTGCACGTAGTTATTCACACCATCGGTTAACTCGTTATCGTCTAAATCGTAAGCCTTAACGGTTTTAACTATCCACTCCGCGCTGCTCGAATAGTTGTAAGCGTCTAAGGTTATTTTATCTTCAAATGTTAACGGGTTTCCTTCGTTGATTACATCTAAACTAACGTAGCCTTTAATATTGAATGGTGAAGCATCGTAACGATACCACAAATTGTTAAATCCATTGTTAGGTAAAGACGTATTGTAAAAAGCCGCGTTAACTCCTAACAAAGTCTTCCAATATTCCCAACGGAAAAGTACAGGAAAGTTTATTTCATAGTAGTAAAGATTACCAGCATCTAAATCGCTTCTACGCTTAACGATAATGTTTTGCATAAAGCTATTGCCACTCGGTACAAATGGGCGCGCTTGACTAATGTTTATTTGCGTTATATCACTAACCTTTGGCTGTGTACTTAAATCAAATGTGAACACGTCTAAATCAAATGAATCACCTGTTGCGTTTTCCGCTATAATCTTAGCTGTTATAGTTTCAAATGTCGTATCAGCTTCGTAATCAAATGCCATTATTGAACGAATTACTATTGCATCGGTAGGGAAAGCCTCCGTTGTTGCAACTCCTAACTCGTCTTCATCAGCCATTGTTACAATATCAGTATCAAACACTATCAAGCCATCGTTTGAAGTATCAATATAAAGGTCGTTCGCATCAACTAACAAAGTAACCCTATCAGCTACATCAATCGCCAAAGCATCATCAACAACATCGAACGCCATGCAATAACGCTTACCACTCAGAGCGCTTAGATACGTAACATCGCCAGCGTCGAATTTAAAGTTACCCGTTACCCTTACAACACTAGAACTAATAAACTCGACGTTAACATTCTCTATATATAATCCGTCTGCTGTTGGTGTGCTATTACTAACCACCGTTTCTATTCTATCGATATAAAAGTTTTCCTCTACTGTTTTTGCTGCATCGGTATAATCACTTTCATCACTTAATAAAGAGAAACCTAATATACAAGGGGTGGTATTAATTACAAATGGCGCATCGGTTGTATTAGTTACATCGAAAGTAAACGTGTTTAAATTCTCTGTAATCTCAACGCTAGGCAAAGTGATGTTGGTAGGCGTTTTATGAACTATCGCGGTATGTGAGTAGTTCGTAAGGTCTGTATTAAAGTTTTCATCAAACCACCCTACGTTCCCGTTGTTAGAAATAAATGAACCTATCTGTTTCTTGTTTGGGTCTGTCTTAAAGTATAGAGCCTCAAATGAAGAGATATATTTAAGAGAGTTAGTGTTATCAAAATTGTAAGGAGGTGTTCCGCTTTGCAAGTCAGTAAATTCACCTTCAACATAATAAGGAATTACTAAAAAGTTGTGGGTAATAGTGAAGTATTGATAGTACGCATCTGTTCCATTACCTTTTATAGTTGCCGAGCCACTTTGCCAGCTTTTATCTCCTATACCTTCAAAGTTAACTACCGTTGATGTGTCGGTTGCGTCTAAATCAAATGCAAAATACTTTTGAATACTTCCATCAATTTGACTAATATATGAAGGTGCGTTAGCGTTTTCGATTAAGTTGTAAAAGTAGTTTAAAGCCGTTATAGGTGTTGTGCCTACTATCTCGGCAACCGAACTCAATTCATTTACTAAAGACGTGCCAACCCTTATTTCGTTCGCGCTTATCTTATCGGTTATAGTGTATGTGCCATCATTTGAAGCTGTTCCGCTTACTTCTATTGTATCGCCTAGTTGAAACTCTCCAAATAAAGCCGAATTACATTTTATAATTTCATCAGGGTTTGGATAACCGCTTGTAGGTGCAAATTGTATCTTGCTGCTAGATGTAGCAAATGCAAACCAACCAATAGCGATTTGAACCGTAGCCGTTACACTGTTAAGCACGTTGCCTAAAAGGTAATCAGTTGTACCAGTTGTTAACTCGCTATCAAATGAAATGCTATTTATTTTTACGCTCATAATCTTGCATCTTGTTTACAGCACCATTCAATTTATCAATCGCCTTTTTCATATCGTTACCAGCTAATATTTTCTTAGCTTGTTCTTGCTTGTCGGCTGGTAAATTGCCTATCATATTTTCGGCTAATGAGGTAAACAAATGCGCGTTATTCGCCACATTTGCTAACATCTCCATAGCCTTTTTAATATCTTCTGGGTTAATTTCCTGTTGCTTCATTTGTTATTGCTGCTTTGAAGTTGTTGTAATATAGTTTGTTTACTCTGTACTTTACCTTCGCGCTTTGATTGTACACATCCCACTCTAAAGAATCAACTAGCGCGCTCTCACCAAAATTAGTCAAAATTCGATTATCCAATTTTACTTTTTCGTAGTCATCAAAACAAAACGGCACGTTATCGTGATTCTTTAAAATGTATTGGTTATGCTTTCCGCTTATTGGCATAAATGAATCAATGTACTTGTAGTTTTCCCATAGATACTTAGCCGTAAGCGTTTCTACCACATCGGTTTTGCGAGGTATCGCGCCCTCGTTAATAATAAACATCTTAGGGGTATCTACAAAATCATTCTCTAACATTAACATTCCTATTCTATCGGTCATTAATGAACCTAGCACAACTGGTTGAATGTGGTTAATAGCGCCTACACTAAATGGTATTAATATACCGATAACTGCTAGAGCATCGATTAAGTCGTTTATAACGCCTATAACAGCGTTCAAGCCATCAATAGCAGCGTTAATAATAGTAACGTAGATGTTAACCACCGCGCTAAATGTATCGAATATCACTTGAAAAACTTGCTCAGGAAAAGTTAAATATGTTTTTCTTTTACCTAGCGCGAAAGGTATATTAAGTGTTTCATAACCTTTAAATAGTAAGTTGTTTTTATTTCCTATTATGTTAGGTTGAAATGTTATTTGATACGCTGTACCTGTGTAACTATCAATCGTATTCTTATCGTTTATATCGGTTTGAAACTTGATGTAAAAACCGCTATTAAATTCGCTAGTATTAAAGCCGTTCCAATCGTTTCTTAGGTCGGGTAGTTGATATGTTGTTGCTGGGTATAAGTCGTAATCTCTACGCTCAAAAATTAGTTTGCCGTTATCAATTATAATCTTCGCGTTAAATATCAATTTTAAGTCGCGTAATAGTTGCCCAAACGTGCCCTTGTAATAACCGCGCATATCGGGTTGATTAGGATTTAGAAAGCCTAATATTCCATCGGTGTCAGGGTTTTGGTACTTCTCAGGCAATATTACCAAATCTTTTAAGTCGCCACTAAATATGGATGATTGAAAAGTATAACCGAAATGAGAACAACCAACTTCTAAAAGGTCTTTAACCCTCATTGCTTGGTGGTACTTTATCGGCTGTATGATGTAGTTGAAAGCGTCATAAACAAGTTTAATTAATGACGCAACAAGCGTAATGAAGTAAACAATGTACGCAACAAGTTTTAATATCCCTTGTATCGAACCCATGACGCTCGCAATATCCGCGAATATCATGCTTAATTCAATAGCTACCTTTGCCAATTCTTGCGCAATAACAAATGCCGATATTGTCGCCATAAAAGCCTCGCCAGCTTGTGGTAAAGTATTTATAACATAAGGTATATCTATAAACTTACCACTAAACAATGAAGGGTTTGTGTCGTATAAGTATTGAAAATCTATACTATCTGCACTTTCATTCAACCAATCAATCTTATGTGATTCTTTAGCGCTTGCCGTTATATCGTTGCAGCTTACTTCCACATTATCGGTTAAATCTAAGTACCCATCAAAAATAGTTTGAACCGTACCCATATAATCAAGGTCGATTCTAAAAGGTAATCCTTCAAATATACCAGCAGTAGTGCCGTAAGAGCCATAAATAGTATCAGAGCCGAGTAAACCCCCATCAATATAATCTTGAATAGTTCCAGCGTTATCGCGTACAAATCGCCACTTATTAATAGATACTTGCGCAGTCGGTGCATCCTTATCAAAGTTTAATTGAATAGATAGCTCTTTTTGGTTTGCTGGTGGTTCAATGAGCGCACCATTTAAATAAAATAGTGTTTTCATAATCTACGCTTTCCAGTTGTTACGTGCTTAATAACGGTCTTCATTCCATCTTTTACAATCTCTTCAACTCGTTCGCCTTGTGCATTCCAATTCACTTTTATTTCTTGTTTGTTCTTGATGGCTTGTTTTAGTTCCCCTAGTTCTTTTGTAAGTGTGTACACAATAGCTGCACTTTGAAAGCTGCTAGTGTTTACGCTCATTGGTGCATCCATATCTGGTAATATCATTTGCTTCACGTAGTCATCAACTAATCCCTTATTCATTGCCGTTACAAGTCCGCTATACTTAGAAGTTGCCGCAGCAGTAACAACCGATTCACCATGAGAGAAGGCGATTAAATTACTATCACTCGTTCCCGTTCCTTTACCTTGAAAGTTTTCCACCCCTTCGGCAAATGCGCCAGCGATTGTTGAACTTATTGCTTTTGCAATTAATGTATCAGCTAATGCGCCAGCTAATGCCTGTGTGCTTTGTTGCCCCTTATCCAAACGTGTATTGTAAGAACCTAAGAAAGCGCCAGCCAATTGTAACGCCTCTTCTTTTTTTCTCTCCGCTTCTTTCTCTCGCTCTAGCTTTGCTTGCAATTCTGCACGTTTCTTTTCTTGGTATGCTAACGTGTTTTCTAATCCTTTAGCAGCTAGTTCTTGTTGCTTTTCAATAGCTGTGTTTTGTTTATCAATTTCTTTTTCAAGTCCGTTTTGTACTATTTCACTTTTCCTTTGAACGCCATCTTGCAATCCTTTAATAACTTGATTTTGTACGCTTCTTTCCCTGTCTAATTTCTCTTTATCTCTTTTTTCATCATCTTTTTCTTTTTGGTCTGCTATTACCTTTTTCTCTGCCGCTTCTTTTTCTGCTAGCGCTAATGAATCTTCATATGCCTTTCTGTTGGCTTCCATTTCGGCTTCCGCTAAATTGTCAATAATTGTTTGAACTTCTTCGCTATTATCCTTATATTCTTCAACTACTTTATCATTTATTTTAATTTCTTCTTGCGCACTTTTTACTATAACTTTCTTCTTCTCTTCTTCCGATTCTCTTTTAAATTGTATTTGGGCTGCATCTATCTCATTTTGCTTATCTTTTATTTGCTTTTCTAATTCCAATGCATCTATTAGGTTTGCGTCTATCTCTGCTTGTGTTTGAAATCTAGTAGCAGCGTTTGCTCTTAGCCTAGATAATTCCTCTCTTCTTATCTCTTGTTCTTTTTCAAATATTTCTAATTGTGTTGCTCCTTTCGCCCTCAATATTACCAATTCTCTATTCAACACGTCTATTCCTTCATTGCTTCTTGCTCTTAATTTATCCGACTTATCGATTATTTTTTTATACGCCTCATCTGTTTTTAATAGCGCGGCAGCTAACTTATCTTGCTTCTCTATTTCGTCTTCTACCGAATCATTTAAATCATCAAACGCTCCAGCTAATGCAGCAACAGCAACCACCACAGCGCCTATACCAGTAGCAAGTAATGCTATTCTAAACGCCTTAGTAGCTGCAGTCGCGCCACCAGTGGCAAAAGCATAAAGACTCTGTGCTGCTGCTGCTGCCTTAGTTTGAACAGTATTTAAAAACATCATTGCGGCACTCTCCTTCTGCAATAAGTTTTGAATTTCTTGTAATCCTGTTGTTACCGCCATTATAGCCTGTAACTTCACCATTGTTTGTTGCCACTCCTTACTTTCCTCTCCTAATAAAGCTGCTGCACCTTCTGCTACTTGGTAAGCATTCGCAAGAAGATTAACACTACCTACCACACCATCAATAGTTCTTGTGTCACTCGCTAATGCCTTTACCTCAGCTTTTACATCTGAAATAGTATCTTTTAACTCTGCTGCCTTTGCGCGTAAGTTTTTAAACTCATCCGTATTTCTTTTACCAGCTTTTTCTAGTTCTAATAATTGCCTAGTTAAATCTTTAAGTTCTGCTGTTGCGCTTGAATAGTTACCAATAGCGCGTTGAAATTCCTTTACCCCTTGCTCGGCTTTTGTTACGCTTTTATCTAACTTATTAAACTCTTCAACTAACGATTTAGGCGCTTCCTTACCCTGTACCGATAAATCCTTTAATTCCTTCTTTACTTGTGCTAATCTAACTACTTGCTTCTCGTATTCGGTAGTTAGTTCACTTGTAAGTTTTACTTGCTGAGTAACCTCTTGTCTTTGCTTTTGACGCGCTAGGTTTTCTTCTGCTTGTGCTGCGGTTAGGTCTTTAGTTGCTTTCTTTTGCTTTTCCGTTACCGCCTCTAAAGCTGCTATTTGCTTTTTAAGTTCCGCTATCTGGTCGGTTAGCTTCTTAACATCTTCAATCGATTGCGGTGATGCGATAGCAAAGCCTTCTGTTGATTGTTTTGCTTTAGTCTTTAACGCTGCTGATATTTCATTAATAACCGCTAAGAGTTGTTTTGCTTCGTCAACGGCACTAGTGAACGCGTCTTTAGCAATTATATCTTCTCTGGTTATTTTACCGCTTTCAGCCATTTTGTTTAGGTCTTATTTTTTTTAATGCTTTGAAGTAGGTGTAGTATTCAGCTACACTAACTTTTTTTATATCAATCTGAAACCCCATTTCATGCTCTAACACTCCTTTAATTTCGTAGAAGTCCGCGCGCTCTGTTGTTTCTTTCTTTAGTGCTTCAATCTCTAACTCGCAAATCTTAATGAACGCATTTAAACTCCTATCATCTGTTATCGCTCTTCGTGCTTGCAACAACACTAATTCCTTTTCCTTCTCTAAGGTCTTAATGAACACCTCACTAAAGCCAAAACGCTCTATGAATTGTGTCATTATCTTATCCCCGAAGTAATTAACCAAATAACCTATTTTGCGCGTCTTGCTTAAATAACTATTGTCTTTCTCTTCGTGCCATTTGAACCAATAATAAATTGGCATCTCGTCTATGTTATCCCAGTATTTCTGTCCGTAAATCTTCAATAAGAATAGGAAGCATACGCTCTTTAAGTTTGCCCATGCTTTCTTCGGTAAGCCCGATAATTTTAGGATAAGCGTCTTGAAGGTGATTCCCGTCTTTGTTGTCATCTGCTACTATTTTAAATTGCGTTTTTTGAATCACCACCTTAAATGAATCGTAGAACGCGCCTGTGTCCTTTAATGTAATATGGTCTGTCTTACTATCCCTCCCGTAATTAGCCGCAACACCTTTTAAATAAACAGATACAGGTGAATAATATCCTATCATTTCACCATCTGTATTTACACCTTGCTCGTATAATTGGTAAAGGTTTAAAGTTCTTATGTATGCTTCGTTTTCTTTGACAGCAGCAATAAATAATTTATCCGCTATTTTAGGCAAATAAATAACCCTTTTGCATATGTCAGCTAATGCTTTCATTGCTTACTCTTCGCTTTTCTTTTTCTTCTTAGGCTTGATTTGCAAATCTGTATTTGCTGGTGCTTCTGCTAACTCTTCTTCTTTCCACACAATGCCTTTAGCTTTGCACTCTTTTTGTAAAGTAGCCCAAATCTTATCTAAGCCATCAGTAAGCTGTGGAGTGCCTTTGTACATTTCGATAAAGTCATTATAGGTTAAACCAGCAACGCCATGAAGCGCCCAAGTAATACCCCCCACTTTTAAAAAATCATTTTCTTTTGCCATTGTTTAAGTTTTAAAAGGGAGAGCCGAAGCCCTCCCCTAAATTTATGCTACTGTGATAGTATTAGTAGTAACCGCAGCGAAGTTGTAACCGTCTTTAGTAATAGTCAATCTCAACACGTCTGCAACTGTTTGCGATGCGTAGTTGATTTGATATGTGCCGTCTGGGCTTTCTGCAATTGAAGTGATAGTAACCGAAGCACTATCAGTAACATTGTAAAGAGCCATATCAGCAGCCAACAAGCCTTCAACTAATACAGGCGTTAAGTAAGAACCGTAGATAGTTTTCAAAGTTGCTTTGAATGATGTTTGCCCGATTGCAGTGTAAGTAGATGTAACATCTAACAAACCATTCAACAATGAAATATCTGTACTCATTTCGTCAGCTTCCAATGTTCTTAGTCTTTCATCTTGCACGTCAATATGCCAATCGAAAGACAAATCGATTTTTTGAGTAACTGCACCTGAACCAGTCTTGATTAACTTAGCAGAGATAGAGCCATTGTCTATTCTAATTGGTGCTAAGAAACCATCGTTAATCATTTCACCAACTAACTGTTTTGATTTAGTAATACCAAACAAACCAGAAACTTTACATTTTTTGTCGTTGATTTTACCAACCATTTGAGGCGATACCGCGCCAGCGTTATTACCTAAAGTAGTAATCATTGTTTTAACTGAACGAATACCAACTTGTCTTTCAATCTTTGTTTTGTCATCGAAAGTTTCAAAGTCAGAATCAGCACGCTCATCCACCATGTTCTTAACGAAAGGTAAAGGAAACCAACGTAGTGTTTCATCAGCGTTATTTACAAGCGCGGTAAAATAAGCTAAGTTGAAAGTATCTGTCAAATCAATTTCGTTGATAGTTCCATCTTCTTTAAAGTATGAAACCTCAATGAATTTCTCCACTACTTCCATAATGGGGGTACAGCCAAACCCTGTATTTGCGACTGTAAGACTGCAACAATTTGCCATGATTTAAAATTTAAAAGTTTATGTAAAAATTATTATTCAAATTTACTTTATATTCCTATTGCCTAATTTTTTTTAGCAGCATCCAGAACAATCGGTAGGCTTTCTAAGTTCCAACGAAATACGCAATTCTACACCGCTCAATTTATCTTCAAATAATGTTGATTCAAAGCCTTTATTGTTAACGTACACACCGAACCTTGATAGGTTAGTTAACTCGTAGTCGCGTATTTGTTGCACTCTAACTTGTTTATTCAATGTATCAATAAAGTGCTGCACCAATCTTTGCATCGGCTTAATGCTGTTATCGTAAAACTCGTCAATTTCCCACTCTTCAAAGTTAGCATGAGTAAGAAAAAATAAACGCAAATCACTTACGCGCTCAAACTCATCTACATCTTCGTTAAACCTTTCGCTGAATATCTCTAACAGATAAACCAACGGTGTTTTCTGCGTGTCAAATTGCCTTTTAGTTAAAGTTATGTTTGTTTCTTTAACTGTACCATGAAAGAAGTAAACCGTTGGTAAAGTGAATGAACTAACCACGATAGCGCTCGCACCTATTAGCGTAATCACACAGCCCGAAATAGAACTTACGGTGTAATCATTGCCACCTATTGAAAGTGCTATACTTGGTTGAATCCACTTTACATCATCAACGGTTATAGTGTACACACCAGCCGAAGGATTGGTAGTGCTTAGTATTGTTATCGTTTTATCGACCGCATCAAGCACATCGCTTAAATACTCGATTATATCCGTTTTGTACGTCATAGTATAGCGCTGTATTTAGGTTGTAGCTGCAAGCCGTCAAACTCTGTATAGGTCGAGTTGTTTTGCTGTATATAATATTGCACCGCTTCCCAATCACTTATGATTCCGTTATGTCTTATTTCACCCATACGAGCCGCGTTCTCTCCAGTCATTACAATACCTACATCGGCTAAAGACTTAGCAACTCCGCTTTGAGAGTGGTGCGATTGAGTGCCTTGTACATAAAGGCAATAGATAATACCTTTCAATATTTCTTTCATTCCTCTACTTTCGTATATTCTACCAGACACCCAATTTTGCCCATTCAAATATACTCCCGAATCTAATCCGTTAACTTGAATCGCTAAAGGATTGTAAACAGCTAAGTATCTAGCGCCAACGGGTAAGTAGTTTGTAACAGTAGCAATAAACAAATCACCTAATTCCAAGCCTAGCAACTTACGTATATAAGTCTTTTCAAACTCATCAATATACGCTTGTAATATTGGTGTTGTGTAGGTCGTTTGCGCTATCGCGTAAAGCCCTGTAAAGTCTGTTGTTCTTACTAATATTGATGCCATAGTTTAACCTTAAATAAAAAAAGGGTGGGTAATCACTCCCACCCCAATAAACAAACAAAACAAACGTCTTAAATAATTTCAGCAATGCCTTTAGCTACTAAGATGGCAGCAATATCACCGCTTTCTTTATAGACTTCACCAACTTTTAAGTGTTGGGTATCTTTAACTATTTTGATTGAAACATTGCCCTCGATAGGTGCAACACTTACAACTTCAATAGATTCTTCTTTTACTTTCTTAGCCATATCTTTTAGTTTTAAAATTAAAGAGGGAGGTGTTTTAATTCCTCCCCCTATTAACTATGCGTTTAACGCAGTTTTCGCAGTTGCGAATGAACCAGTTACCAATGATAACACTCTGTTAGTTGGAATGTAGCAAACCAATCTCATCTCTGCTAAAATAGTAATTAAGTTTTTAGTGAAGTCGTCAGAATCATGACCCATTGAGATAGTCGCATCTTGACGCATTCTAACATTCACTTGGTTGAAATCACCTAGTAAGAATGTACCAGCAGTTACACCAGTATTTTTAATTACAGGAATACCAGCAAAAGTAGTTACCCCGTTGTTAACTACGAATAATGAAGGTGCAACATAACCGTTAGTACTATCTTTAGTCAACTCCATGAACGTCGCATCTGTTGGATGCAATACGATTGCGCTAGGCAAGTAGTTAGCAGCCTCAACCTGGTTGATTGCAGTACGCAATACATCGAAGTTGTTAGCAGCAGTTCCGAAAGTACCAGCAAAAGAACCAGCAGCGTAAGTAGTTGCTTGAGTTATAATACCATTCAAGTTTGGAGTTGTTCCGTTACCACCTAATACACCAGCATCAGCTTTCAAAGCGATAAGTTCAATCAAGTTGTTTCTGATTTCTGCTTCCATGAAAGCAACATCATCTAACATCTCCATTGAAACCTTAGTGTAAGCCGTTACTTTCTCAACTTTTGCAGATTTCTCGTTTACATCAAAATCTTCTTGTGTCTTCGCAGTACCTTCTGATGTCATTCCAGCAGTGCCTGGGTCATTGTTAGCCATCTCAGCCCATTGCACGTACATTTTATCAGTTCTACCGAAGTTGGTAAGGTCGATAATAAATGGTCTTCTTCTCTTAGTTGTTACCAAGCCAGTAGAGAAAGAAGCTAATTCATAAGGAATTGAGTTAGTTCCAACTGCATCGATGTTAGCAGTAGTCATGTTAGCAGCACTTTTAACTTCCATTGAAGCGCTGAAACCTTTTTTCTTCATTTTGTCCGCACCGTTTTCTTTCAATAACGATTTGTAAGAATCAACGAATAAATCAGCAAGTGATTTGTAAGATTCAGATTTAACAGAAGCCGCCTCGTTAGCTGCTTTCAATTTAACAATCTCTCCGTTTACTTCGTTTTTTAATTCTTCTTTAGCTGCTTTTACCGCCTCTAATTCAGATTTTAAAGATGTAATTTCATCTTGTGATGCTGCTTTTGCTGCATCTAGTTTTTTACCAACTTCAAGGTTGATAGCGTCAACTAACGCTTTTTCATTTGCTTCCATTTTTAGAAATTTAGATTTTTAATAATTGAGTTAATGTCGAATTGTTTTATTTTTTCGCTTGGCTTTACATCGTTCGGCACTTCTTTTGAAAGTGTGGACTTATCAAATACTTCGGCTACTTCAATTTCTTTTAATACTTGTTTGATTTGCTTTATTTGCAATTCAAGCGTGTGCATCATGTCATCAGATTGGCTTCCGTTCTTTACGGTGTGCATCAATTGATTCAATTTGCTATCTAATGCTAGGGTAATAGATTCTTTATTTCCGCTCTTAACCCCTAAGAATGGAGTTAATGAGTTTGCGCCAAAAGCAACCGTAGAACCTTCAAATAGGTTTATTTCTTTAACTAGGTATAAGTACCCGAACTTCTCAGCCTCTTGTGGGTTAACTAACTTGCTTAATACTTCATTCCATGCAACGGGGCTTTTCTCTGCCTCTATCAATGAAAGTTGATTGTACTTAAAGCCTATTGAATGATTGTCATACACGCCCTCTTTATAGTTGATAAGAGTATCGTTACCTAAAGTGGTATTAGCTATCTTAGATTCAAAATAAATACCTGTGATACCGTTCTTAGTCGTTTCTTCTAATACTTGTAACTTACCAACCAATGTAGTTAAGTCATGGTTCAAAGCGTGTTTAATCTTAGCTACCGCGTTGCTATTCACTCCGCGTTCTTCGATTGACTTCTTAGCAGCCCCCATTATCAATACATCTTTGTCTGAATCAAAGAAGTTATAAGAGTTAAAGAAACCCGTTACTATTCTTGAAGATGTGCTAACATCTAAAATATTAGCATCGGCTGACTTAACAGAATAATGAGCCGCCTTCTTGTCGACTTCACTAATTATATTTTGTTTTTCTTCGCTCATGCCTTTATTTATATTTCAAAAATAAGTACTTTATTAATTGCCAAATTTTTATTTTAATTGATATACTTTTTAGCATCTTCTAAATCGCACTCCATAACACCGCTCAAAATGTTAATTGCCACATCGCGACTTATCTCACCTCTACCTACCGCACCATTCAATAAAATGATTGTATTAATGTTTATGCTGTTGGTTTCTGCTTCTGTTTTCTCGGCTTGCTCTTCCATTTGCTTATCTTCTTGTAATACTGGCACGTGTTCATAACAAGCCTCTAAATAAAGACCTTGTTTATCTAACCCTAGCGCATTATTTAACGTGCTTATAAAGTCATCTGCTTGTGGTTGGATTGTGTTTTGATAGGTTGCCTTTAGTCCGTTGTTCTTATTCTCGTATGTTGCCCCTTTAGTACTAGGGAATAAATCCCTATCAGCCCCGTAAGCAGCGCATATTGCTTGAAAGTCAGATTCTATACACTCTAATAACATAAGGTCTTTAATAGGAAAAGACATCGGCTGCCACTTCAAGGAACTATTAGTTATAATCTTTCGCTTTTGTCCATCGAATATCCCGTAGGTACGTTGCATTTCTTTTTCTATACGTTCGCGCTCTTCCTTACCTAATGGTATCGCGCCACCATCTGCGCTGCTCTCGTTACTTAATATACCTTCTGCGCCTCTTTCAACTATCAATACGTTTTCACTTTTTAGCGCACCAATGATATTTGATAATGGAAGCTGTAAAGCATCAACCTTGCTAATTGAAGTAATCATGTTACCGCCCACTCCTTCATTCTTATATATCATGTCGCTTGGCGCTACGTTAATATAAGTCGATTGGTCATATACTTTGTACGTCTTAATGATTCCATCGATAGTCGATTGACTGTATAGCTTACCCGTAGGCACTACCTCGACATCGCTAGGTAGTAAATTCCACATCAAAGAAGGCAAGGCGCTTGGTAGTCCTTTAATTTGATATATGAACGCGTTACCAAATACCGACTTAAACACGTAGTACTCATAAAGAAACTCTTCAAATGAGCGTAACGGGTTAGGCTTCTTTAGTAAATCCAACACTGGATGATTCTCGATTTCTTCACCAGTCTTTTTATTGTATAGCTTAACCTCCATGTTTTTAAACATATCGGCAAGCTGGTTAATGACGAATTGAAAGTGGGGTATAGTGTTGTAAATCTGTAATTTGTTTTGCGTATCTATTAGAATCGGGTTCTTGCGGTCGTATATCGACTGCGTGTACATACCATTAACGCTATTAAAGCCAAAGATTTTAGCAACTAAATTAGATACGTAACTCATGGATTAATTTTTTTTAAAATTAACCATTAAATTAATTGCCAAATTTTATTCTAATACGTGGGGTAGAAACACTTGAATAAACTTAGCCAAACCAGCCATTGCATCGGGCGCGTCGTCGTGCTTGCTTTTGCCATCCTTCTTATACTCGAATATTTGTTGCATCATTGCTCTATATTCATCACTTTGATTTTCGGGCTTAACGTATAAGAACTTATTCTTAGTAACGTGGTAACTCATCAATATACGCGTGTGCTTGTTTTGGGTATTCTTAACCATTAACACTTTATCTTCTTGCACTGATTGACGAAGTAAGCGTATAAATCCGCTGCCTTGATTGTTACCCTCTATTCGTGTGTAGTCCGCGTTCACCTCTTTTATCTTAGCCGATACCATAGGACAAGTAATGTCGATTGTGTCTTGTGTGAAGATAGCATCAGTAATATAGATTTGATTGCCGTATATCTTAGCAAACACCGCGCATAGGTAGTCGCTGCCCTCATCGGCAATATCTACATAACCAAGTACGCTTTCGGGCGCACCTTCGGGCAATGTATCAAAGTAGTTAAAGTCTGTACGTTTAAATAATGAGCCATTTAAATCAACCTCCCAATTACCATTCACGAATACATCGTACTCATGCGGTGGCATATTCGCCTTTAGTGATTCGATATAATCTTTTGGAATATGTGGATTATCGCTAATCTTTGCTGGTATGTATGCCCATGTCGGAGGCAATGTATCATCCTTCCATTTATCATAGATGCGCGACTTCACCCAACCGCCTGACGGGTTACACGTCGCTAAGATTTGGATAGGGCAATTAGGTGAACCAGTCCAGCTTCCACTTCTTTCAATAACCTTGTTAAATGTTGCCTCTTGTAGTTCGTTTATCTCGTCTAGTCCAGCGCCATTAATCTCTAACCCTTTGAACCTGTTCAACTCTTTATCTGTATCGAATGATTCAGCTAAGAAAATGATTTGCGAACCGTTGGTAAAAGTTACGGTCATTGTCTGCTGGTTGAACTCCTTAACATACCTTTGAAATCCTTCATCTAGTAATCGTTGAAAGGTTACTAAGATAGTTCTGCGAAGTGTCGGCAATGATTCGCGGACAACTAACCAACGACTTTTATCGTATTTGAAACAGTTAGAAAGTAAACAAAGTAGAAGCCAATAAGACTTCCCCCCTCGAATAGCACCCCCGTAAAGTGTAAAGGTTTTTGTGTCGGCTATGCGTTTAGCTTCAATCTGTTTGTTAAAGGGTGTTATCCTTATCGCTTCCGCCATTCCAATCAATAATTATAGGCTTCTCGTTTAGTTCTTTGCCGTTGCTGGTTACGTCTGTTTTCTTTGGAATGAAGTAAGGCATTAATGCTGCTAGGTACTTTAAGAAAGCGGCTTTATCTTCTTTGTACACCTCGTTCAATGCTTCTTGCACTTTAGGTACTTGCCCTTCCATTATTTCCATGAACAAGGCTTTAGCATCGCTAGTAACTTTATCTACCGAGCCTTTAGGTCTTCCGCCTTTATTATTCTTTCCGTCAAATGTAGTACTACTTCTTGCCATTTTTTAACCCATTTTTTCCCATTCTATATGGGAGTGCTTCGTTTTGCCTCTTCTCAACTTCTTTCAACGCCTCTTTAATTATCCTAGTGTAATACGCTTTAATCTTCTTATCGCTCATTACTTACGCTTATAATGTTTTCGCTTCGTGTCCTTGCTACTTGGATTAACTCTTACTAAAGTTAATTCATTTTTCGATACCGTAAATGTATAAGATTGCGAACCCCACGAAATAACATCACCATCAAATGAACAAGGGGTATTAATCGAACTAACACCATACGACACTCTAGGCATGAAACTAAACGCTTCTTGTTGTGTTTTAACTTGTGATTGCTCAATAACTAAATAGTGCTTCCAAAGAATAGTATCTTGCCACTTCATAGTGTCTGGATTGCTTAGGCTATCTAGTTGCCATTCGCCAAAAACTTCTTGGTTAACTGGTTTTGATACTGTTTTACTTTCTTCTTTTGGTTTTGCACAAGATGCGATTACTATAACCGCAAATAATGCTAAGATTGATTTTTTCATTGCTTTACTTCGATTATTTGTTTTATCTCATAAATATCAACCTCTAAACCTTGAAAATCTTTTTTAGCGTCTTCAATACTCATGTATCTTTGTACTCTTTGGAAAGGAATCCCGTTAGCTGAAATTGATTGAATTATAAATGTTTTAAAAGATTCGAAAGGACTATAAGTAGTATAATCACTTATAGGGGAATATGGCTTTTCTGTTTTTCCGCATTTACCTATAAAGCCTCCGTCGTAAACGTGAACCACTTCAATTATTTCTTTCCTTTCTTTTTTGTGGATTACCTTAACGCCTTTTTTTATTTGTTCTTTTTTCATATTGATTGATTTTGTTTGTTTACTTGTTTAACATAAAGTAGCAAGCTATCAGCGAATAAACGCTAAATGCTATCGCAAAGCTGGAGAAGTAGGTAATACCAATAAACGATGCAACCACCCCTACTATCAAAACTCCTTTTACTACTGCTTTTATTTTTGTATTCATATTCTTGTCATTATTTCGATGAAGTACGGTCGT